AGTGCGAAGAAGTGAGGGCCGCCGCCGGAAGGCGTTCGACGGCGGTCCTCGCTGTTTCCGATAGCACCAGCCAGAGCAAGAAGGCCATGAAGATTCCCGAACCACAGAACACCATCACCGCGCTCATCGACGCAGCGCACGAGGCGAAGCGCGCATCGCACAAGGAGGCGTTCCGCCCGCACATGGGCGCGTCGACGCTCGGCGAGAAGTGCGAGCGTAAGCTCTGGCTCAGCTTCAGGTGGGCCGTGCGCGAGCAGTTCCCAGGGCGGATTCTTCGCGTCTTCCGTCGCGGGCACCGCGAGGAGGAGACGGTCGTCGAAGACCTGCGCGCCATCGGCATGAAGGTGCGCGCCACCGGCGCAGACCAGACGCGCGTCGAGTTCGGCTCGCACGTCTCGGGGTCGATCGACGGCATCATCACCGCAGGCGTGCCCGAGGCCCCAAAGGCTGCGCACGTTCTCGAAATCAAGACGCACTCGAAGAAGTCGTGGGAAGACGTCGAAAAGCAGGGCGTCGAGAAGTCGCAGCCGAAGCACTACACCCAGATGCAAGTGTACATGCGCGGAACCGGCGTCGACCGGGCGCTCTACGTTGCAGTCTGCAAGGACGATGACCGCCTGTACACCGAGCGCGTGCGCTACGACCGCGAGTACGCGGAGCGCGCCATCGAACGCGGTCAGCGCATCGCGCTCTCCGACGAGATGCCGCCGCCCATCAGCACGGACCCGACTTGGTACGAGTGCAAGTGGTGCAGCGCGCACGACCTCTGCCATGGGTCGGGCGTGGTTCGCGAAGTAAATTGCAGGACGTGCGCGCACTCGACGGCAACGGAGGAAAGCGTTTGGACGTGCGCGCGACACGGCGAGAACGTCATCCCGACCGACTGGCAACGCGAGGCGCACGACTGCCATGCGCTGCACTTCGATCTCGTGCCATTCGAGTTCGTAGGCGTGCGGGACTGGGCGATCGTCTTCCGCATCGACGGCGCAGAAGTCGTCAACGGCCCCGGCGGGTTCAGCTCGTCTGAAATCGTCGCGAATCCGAGGGCCTGCGTTGACCCTGACGTGGTGAGGCTGCGCATGAAGTTCGGCGGAAGGATTCTCGCGTGAGCGCGTCGACGTCGACCGTCAAGCTCCGGGACTACCAACAACGCGCCATCAACCAGCTCTACTCCTGGTTCGAGTCGCACCCGAGCGGGCACCCGTGCCTCGTGCTTCCGACGGGCGCGGGCAAATCGCACATCGTCGCCGCGCTTTGCCGCGACGCGCTCACGAGCTGGCCGGAGACGCGCGTGCTCATGCTCACGCACGTCAAGGAACTCATCGAGCAGAACGCCGAGAAGATGCGTCAGCACTGGCCAGGCGCCCCCATGGGCATCTACTCGGCGAGCATCGGACGGAAGGAACTCGGCGAGCCCATCACCTTTGCGGGCATCCAGTCGATTCGAAAGCGCGCCGCCGAGGTCGGTCACGTTGATCTCGTCATCATCGACGAGTGCCATCTCGTCAGCCACAAGGATGAGGGCGGATACCGCACCTTCATCGCCGACCTCGTGCGCATCAACCCTGCGCTCCGCGTCGTCGGTCTCACCGCGACGCCGTACCGTCTCGGGCACGGCCTCATCACCGACGAGCCTGCGCTCTTCGCCGACCTCATCGAGCCGGTGAGCATCGAGGAACTCGTGCACAAGCGCCACCTGGCCCCGCTGCGCTCGAAGGTCACGCAGGCGAAGCTCGACACGGCGGGCGTGCACAAGCGCGGCGGCGAGTACATCGAATCCGAACTGCAAGCGGCGGTCGACACCGCCGACAAAAACGCCGCCGTCGTGCGCGAGGTTCTCGCGCTCGCAGGCGACCGAAAGAGCTGGCTCTTCTTCTGCTGCGGCGTCGAGCACGCGAAGCACGTTTGCGACGCACTACAGGCCGAAGGCGTCGCCGCTGCGTGCGTGACAGGCGAGACACCGAAGGCCGAGCGTCAGCGCATCCTAGCGGCGTTTAAGCGCGGAGAGCTGCGCGCCCTCACGAACGCGAACGTGCTCACGACGGGGTTCGACGCCCCGAACATCGACCTGATCGCGATGCTTCGCCCGACGCTCTCGCCGAGCCTCTACGTGCAGATGGCGGGACGCGGGCTCAGGCCGAAGGCGCACACCGATCACTGCCTCGTGCTCGACTTCGCTGGCGTCGTCGCAACGCACGGCCCCATCACCGCCGTGCAGCCGCCGGACAAGGCTGGCGAGGGCGACGGCGAGCCACCCGTGAAGGTCTGCGACGAGTGCGGCGAACTCGTGCACCCGACGGCGCGCGTGTGCCCATCGTGCGGCTTCGAGTTCCCGCCGCCGAAGGAGAAGAAGTTCGCGCTCAGGAACGACGACATCATGGGCGCTGAAGGCTCGGATCTCATCGTTACCGAGTGGGACTGGCGTAGGCACGTCAGCGCGTCGAGCGGCCTCGAAATGCTGCGCGTGCGCTACTACGGCGGGATCGCCGAGAAGCCCATCGACGAGTACCTGACGATCGCGCATCCTGGCTACGCTGGCGACAAGGCGCGCCGCTCGCTCGCGACCATCGCGCAGAGCGCAGGTACTTCGCCAGGCTGGGCGCTTGAAAACAACATCGACGCGATCGCCGCTGCGATGAACGATGCGAAGCCGCCGCGCGTGGTGACGTTCGAGCGTGATGGGAAGTTTTTCAGGGTACGGAGGCGCGAATGGTGAAGCTGAAGACGATCAGAGAGTGGCGCTCGGTCGTGAATAATCCGCCGCGCTGCTGCGTGAACTGCGACCACTACACCGATGCTTACTGGAGCACTGACGAGATATGCAAAAGGTACAACGCAAACCCTCCGCAGGAATACGCCGAGTCGGAAAACGATTGCCCCGAGTGGGTGCAGATGATTCCGTTTTGACCGAGCGAATTCCCACCGAGCACGAAGAGCAACGCAACCTCGTCCGATGGTTCCGCCAGACGTACGGGCTCGTGAGCAAGGGCGGGGTGCGCATCTTCGCCATCCCAAACGGCTCGCAGCGCAGCCGAACGACCGGCGCGAAGCTGAAGGCCGAAGGCGTCAGCGCCGGAGTGCCTGACCTCTTCATCCCGGCCTTCTCGCTCTGGATCGAGATGAAGCGCTCCGAGGGCGGAAGCGTGTCCGCCGAACAACGCGACTGGCACACTTACCTGCGGAGCATCGGCCACACGGTGCTCGTTTGCCGTGGCTTTTCCCACGCGAAAGAAGAAATCGAAGCCTTCGTGAGAAAGATGTAGACGAGAGTTCTTTTCTCTCGTAGAACATCACTCGTCGACGCAATCGCGACGACGCCGCCGAACGGGCGGGGAACTGAGAAAGGCAACGACGACGGACAAGGTTACTCTTCACCGCGACGGCAGCATCACCTTCTGGTCGGTCTACAACCAGTGCTGGACGCGCACCGTGCGCGTCTCCGATCGCGAGCTGGCCGCGATGCACGCCGACGACCGCAAGCGCGTGCTGCGTCAGATGGCGCGCTACAACGCCGCGACCGAGGCCCTCTGATGAGCATCCTCACCATGACCATCGCAAACCAGCTGGCCGACGACGCTTGCGGCCCCGAGTGGGGTTCGCAGCTTCGCCGCGATACGAAGCGCGGGCGCATCGCCCGTGCGGCTCGTAGCGCCGCCGCTAGCGCGCTGATTCGCCACCTGGGCGACGTTGCGCCGGGTGCGTGGCACTACGCCGCGCCTGGCTTCGACGAGCGCTTGGCGGTGGCGCGTAGCGTCGCAGGCGAGGCCTTCGAGGCGGAGGTTCGATACCTGAGGAGTCACGGAGCATGACCGATTACGAATGGATGACCGGCTGGTTCTATCGCTACGACACGAAGCGAGCCAAGGCCCACTGGCTTGAATTCGGTAACTCGTTTTGCGGCATCGTGCTCTCGCCGAAGAGCGCACTGCAAGACATGACTGGCGCGCACGACGAGTGCAAGCGGTGCATGGCTGCGATTCAGAGGAAGGCATGAAGACGGTGGAGGAACTGGAAGCACGCCTAGAGGTAGCCACGCGCGAGCGCGACGAAGCGCGCGCCGAAGCGGGCATGCTGGAAGACCGCTTGAGCGAATCGCGTGCTGAGGTGGACCGCCTCACCGACGAACGCGACGAGCTTCTCGGTCGAGTGGCCGACCAAGGCGCGGAGCTTCGCGCGACGCGGGAGGCGTACAACGGAGCCCGCACCGACGTGCCCGCGCTCATCGCAGAGGTCCGCAGGCTGCGCAAACTGTTGGAGGGGACGCCATGAAGCCGTGGAAACCGTTGCCGCCGGTGCCATCCACCAGCACCATTCCAGAAATCCTCGACGCAATCGAAGGACGCTGGCCCGAAGGCCGACTTGCAAACAGCGACGCACGAGCGGACGTGCCCGCGCTCGTCGCGCGAGTGCGGGAGCTGGAGGCGGAGCGCGGCAAGGCGCTTGCGGACTATCAAGACCTCGGACGCGTCATGCACGAGGAGTGCGAGCGGCTCGAAGCGGAGTGCGAGCGCATGAAGACCTTCGCGGCGCAGAACTTCTCGCAGATGATTCGCCAGGAGGCCGAGCAAATGCGCGAGTACGGCTTGAGCTACGAGGGCGTGCGGCAGGTGCTGCGCGAGCACGACGACGGGGAGATCTCGTTCGGCAAGCTCATGGACCTGATTCGCGCTGCGGCGCGGGCGATGGCGCAGCCAGCGGTGACGTATTCCGAAGGCGAGACGCTGTTACGCGCGCAGGCCGCAGAGGCGCAGCAGCTCGCGAAGCAAATGATGGACGAGCGCGACAAGCTCCGCGCCGAATGCGCCGCGCTTCGCCGCGAGATCGCCGCGCTCATGGACGACCACTGATGCGAGTGCGCCTTCCGCCCCTCGAAGTGGGCCACCGACACCACCACCTCGTCTGCATCAGCGTTCGCCCCGTCATCCTGCGGTGCGACTGCGGCACTGAGTTGCGCAAGCGCACGCTCTCTCACCTGCAAAGCGGCATGAAATCGTGCGGCTGCGTCTTCCGCGCATCGCAGGCGAGGCGCCTCTCGTCTCAGCTCGACGGCCTCGGGTTCGAGGCGGTTGCGTACCACGAGGGACCGAAGCAACGCTATTCAACGTGGGACGTGCGCTGCGTGCGCTGCGGCGAGGCGTCGACCATCTCCGACACGCATCTGCGCTTCGGGCGCATCCGAGGGAGGTGCGGCAAATGCCCGCGCGACTAGACCTGACCGGGCAGCGCTTCGGCCTGCTCACCGTCTGCGAGCCAGCGCCACGCCCTGCAAGCGACCGCAAGGGCAACACCTGGTGGGCGTGCGTGTGCGAGTGCGGCGAGCGCGTCACCGTTCGCGCGACGCACCTACGCACGAAGCAGACGCGCTCGTGCGGGTGCGTGCGACGCTTCGACCTGTGGGGGCATCGCTTCGGTCGTCTCGTCGTAGTCGACCGCTCCGCGAAGCAGCTCGACGGCCTGAGCCGCTGGGTGTGCGAGTGCGACTGCGGCTCGCCTGCCGTCCTCCGCGATGCCTGGCAACTTCGATCCGGTGACACAATCTCATGCGGCTGCGCGCTCAGGGAGGCGCAGGCGAAATTTGGAGAGCGCGCAACAGCCGCGCGAAGAGGGCGACGACATGACTGACCATGACACGATCGCCCGCATGGCGATTCGCCTCGCGAGGGGCTACCGACAAGGGTGGGCGATTAGAATCCCGAAGACGCACGGCGTCGAGTGGAACTGGACGACGGCGAGTGAGTACGCGCAGGTCGGGCGAAGCCTACCTACGTTCGACCGCGCCGCTGGAACCATCACCTACGCGACGAACAAGATGCGGTGGACGCTAAGCGTCGACGGTGACATCGAAGTTGAGATCGATTCGCAGTCAGGCCTCGCCTGCTCGATCGAGGCGACGCGCTGCGGTGGAGCGAACGCCGCTGCGACGCCCTGCATCGTCGCTCGGGTGCCGGACCTCGACGGGCTCAGCTCGCACGACCTCTGGAAGGTTGACGTGGCGATCACCTCGCTCGCCTGCGGCCCCTGGAAGCCGCTGCACAACCTGCCGCCGCTGCGCGTAGTCGGCGACGTGATTCGGCTCCCTTCGACGCCCTGCGCGCTCGTCTACGTCGGCGACAGGATCACCGCGCGAAGGCCGGATGACATCTCGTCGAATCACCCGTTCGAGGAGCATCTCGCCGAGTTCGGTCGGCGCGGCGGCTTCAAGAAGTGGGAGAGACTGCTTGTTCGAAAAGTAACGAAGGAAGGCGTG